TTCTATTATTAAGAAAAGCAAGATGACCCCCGATGACTTCGTATCTGGCATAACGTATGATAAGTTAAGAAAATAATCTCTCTATGTGATATAGAAGATGGCTTACAATCGTGGAAGATTTGAGCAAGTAGGTGGTTTGAGCAGTAGTCCCGACTATTTGTATTACAATTGCGACATCATTAACAACAACTCTAAAGACCTTGGCGTTCTTCAGAATGATGTTAGTAGTCTCGCCCTTACTGCTGACCCGCAGATTCGTTTCAATGAAACTCGTGATACGGCACTCCTTAAAGATGCCTCTCAGTATGAGTTTTCCATTATCCGATTTACAATGAACGGTGCGAATCGTGATTTACCGCTTTTTATTCCTAACATAGAGGTAGGGCAAACGAATGTCAATCTAACCACCTATGGTGTTGCCCTCACCTATCAGCAGTCGTGGAATACAAATGTCGGCGTAGTCCCTTTTAATGTAGCACCAATCCCTACTTTCGTTCAGTATGTGTCTGAAACCCAGAACCCTATCTTAGCTCCCATTCCACGAACTCCGCTGGATTCTCAAGACCTTAGCACACGATACTATTGGGTTCTTACTTATCAGCATTGGGCGAACCTTATCAATGCGACCATTCTACAAGCCCACCAGTTGCTCTACAACACCTTTCAAGTGAAATGGGCGGAGGCTCAAGCTACACTGGGTATAACCGACCCGTTCCCTTACTCTACTTTTGCGTCCTTCCAAGCCGTGGTTCAGACACCGCAGATTGTGTATAACACCACTACACAACGCTTTACGGTCTATGCGGACAGTGATGGATTCGGGCAACGCCTTACTACCTTTACCCCGATTCCCTATGTGGCTGGAACGGCTGGTGTAGCCACCGCCCCACGCCTACGGTTCTTTATGAATACAAATATGGGTGGTATGTTTGCGAACTTTGCTACTATCTACTGGAACATTGCGAATACTCCTAACAGTCTCGGCATTACCTACGACGGGCTTACCTATGATGCGTTTCCTCTGGGTGTCCCCGAAGGCTATGTGTATGAAATGACTTTCAGCAACAAGTTCTACTCTAATGTGGCGGATTATCGTGTCCCCCCCGAATCTGGTGTGCCTCCACTGGGTTTTGTCCCGCTATTGGCTCAGAAGGTCTATTGGTTGAACGAGCAAGATTATAAGAGCGTTGATTCCTTGTGGTCGCCGTGCTCTTCCATTGTTTTTACTACTACGCTCATTCCCATTAAGACCGAATCTGCCTCTGCCCCTAACATTCTTGGCTCTAACAACTTGGGTGTGTCTGCTCCCACTACGGCTTCTGCGTTTGACCCCATTATTACGGACATTGCCTTAGACACCGCACCGGGCGGTGCTGACCTCTACCGCCAGTTCATCTACTACGCTCCTACGGCAGAGTATCGTATGTCATCTATGTCTCCTTCTAAGCAAGAGCTCCGCAACATAGACATTCAAGTTTATTGGAAAAATCGCCTAAACTCCCAGTTGTATCCACTGAATATGTTTAACCTTTCCAGTGTAAGTATTAAGGTTATGTTCCGATTGAAGGGTTTGGGTGGTAAGTAAAGCATTCCGGCGACGGGGGGAACGGGATTTTTTCTAAGACTTTCGCCTAAGCAGTGATGCTATAGGAATATCCGGCTAAAAAATCCCGTTCCCCCCGCCCGACACGCTGATAGGCTTTTGAGATAATACTCCCAAAAGTCTATCCGACCCTACGGGTGATTAATTCCCCCTATTTTATTCTGAACCTTCAGTATAAGAGAATGAGTGCCGACATTGAGAAACTCGCCGTGCTGGATTCCCGCATCGTTCAGTCCCGCCCGAAGTTTGCGGTAGAGAAGGGTGCTCTATCCCTCACCAATGCTCCCTTTAATGCCATCGCCGCCACAGCGAGTCAGCATACTTATAATGTGTATGTGCCGTCAGAAAATGTTTTTGTTGATAGAAAGGTGCTATGGGGCTCTACTTGTAATATGACCGCCGTCCTTGACCTTGACACTATCCCCACTGCTGGTGAGTCGCTTGTTGTTCCCGGTCGTGATTTTGCCCTTGCTATGCTCCCATTGAACTCTCTCTGCTCCACCATTAGTGCTACAATTAACGATACAACCTCTGTCATTAACTCCCAAGATGTTATGTATCCCATTCTGCGTCTGGCGGACAAGAAGAAGAACCGCCTTGTTCGCACTGCCCCGACTATGATGGATAAGTGGGCGAACTATAACGACGCTTACGGCACTCTCGGCAATCCCCTCCAAGCATACGACGGCACGGTAGAGTATGACAATGTGAATAACGGTGCTCTTGCCTCGTTGGTCTTTACCGATTCGGCTGGTAATCCCCTCGGCACTGCTTCACCCGCCTTTGCTGGTGCTACTTATGCTTGTGTGAATGGTGTTCCAGTTTATGCCCCAGCCGTTAATCCGGGTCTCACTCATACCATCTACTTCCGTTGGCGTTCCAATGAGCCAATCGTTCTGTCGCCCTTCGTCTTTGCTGATGAGTATGAGTGGGATACGGGTCTGTTCGGCATTAACAACATTCAGCTGATTATGAACCTTCAGTCCAGCCCCGCCCGTGCGATTCGTCAGTGTGCCCGTGCTGGTCGCCGTCTGACTGGTATTAACTACAACAACTTGGTTAGTGGCGGTCAAGTCTTCCAGTCCAGTGTGCTAAACTGTCAGTTTTTGACTCCTTCTCTTGATGTCCCACTGCCTCCAAAGTCAGTTGTGCCCTATATGGAGTTCCCACGATACATTACACAGTATCAAGGCACTGCTATTCAGCCGGGTGCTTACGGTCAGATTCAGTCGCAGACGATTACACTCCCCGCCATTCCGGATTTGCTGATTGTCTTCGCCCGTCCGTCTAACTACGGTCTGAACGACGCTGACTGGTATTTCCCTCTTGCTACACGAGGCATTGATGGTGTGTCTAACCCTCTAAGTGTTAATTTTGACAACTTCTCCGGTCTGTTGAGCTCTATGACAACGGAGCAGTTGTATAATATGTCAGTGAAGAACGGCTTGGATATGGATTACAACAACTTTATCGGTCAAGCCCACTCCTCGTCTGGCTCATACCCCGCTCTTCCGGGTGCTTCCACTGTTGCGGGTGCTCTCGCCGATTACAAGGCTCGTCAGCAAGGTCAAGTCGTGCCTCTGGTCGGCTCAGTGTTGGTTCTGAAGCCTTCGCAAGACATCACCCTTCAGTCGGGTCAAGCCCCGTCATTGGTCGGCAACTTCACCCTACAGTTTAACCTTACTGTTAAGAACACCTCGGACATCGCTCAGATTCCTCAGTTGTATGTCATTACGGCAAACTCGGGCTTCTTTGAGTCTATCCGTGGCTCGTCCCGTATCATTAAGGGCGTTCTGTCAGAGCAAGACATCATCTCTGCTCCTCTCGCCCCAATGGGTGTCCGCTCAGAGCTTGACCGTATGGTGGGTGGCTTCTCGTTCTCGGCTCTCGGCAACATCTTGTCTAAGGCAAAGGACATCTACTCCAGCACGAAGCCTCTGGTGTCAGCCATTACGGGTCTGCTCCCAGAGTCGGGCTTCCTCGGCAAAGTGAAATCGGGGGCACAAGCAGTGGGCTACGGCACGGGCGGTGGCACGGGCGGTAAGAAATCTTTGGCTTCTCGCTTGATGTAATTCTGAAATTAAAATCTAAACCCAGAGTATAAGATGGCTTCAGCAGTTGTATTAAGCGGACAACCAGCAAGTTATACATTTGTTCGTTCCGGTCTCGCTACTATTCCGGCGGGTGCTAAAGTTATTGTCGTCGCAGATTTGGATATTACTGCTTCTTCTGTTATTGTCTGCTCGGGCTCGGGTGCGGTAGATGCTACTGCCTTTGTTTTTAGTGTTTCGGCTCTTAATGTTGGTGCGTCTTTTACAATTGAATCACAAGCCAATGCTACTGCTGATAAAGTAGTCAGTTGGGCTATTCTCCGCTATTAGAGCGTTCCATTCCCTTATTTGTTATATCAATATAAAACAGAAGATGTCTTATCTTGATGTAGTTGCTACGATTAAAGGTTGTATTCATTATCCACAAATTACTCTTACCGGCTCTAAAGAACTTACCACAAAACCCCAATCGCAAGATTGTTTGCTGAATACGGGTCTTTCTCCCAGTCGCCCTTTATCTTTGTCGCTCGTTTGCGGTAGTTGCTACGGTGCTGGTCTGCCGTTTTGTCCCCAGACAGAGAATACAGAATGTAGTCTCCTA